ATCGTCAAGCGAGCCATTTCTTGCAATTATCCCGGTAACAAACGGCCTAATCTTGCTCGTTGAACTGTCAACCTGATTTGCATAAAGTCGTTTCTATAATTCCTACAATGGTTATCCCAGGGTATGGCCTGACAAAAGCAAGCACATTCTCAAAGATGGCTAGGGCAGCTAAAGCCGCCCGGAAGGGTCAAAAGCCTAACAAGTACAGCGACGTGGAGGTAGACCGGTGGGGAAACCTCGATCTATTGACGACCAGTGGCAAGCCCATGATGTGGGGGTACGTCGGTATTCCCGAGGGTACGAGGGCAGCCGTTCGTTTGAACTTGGAAGCAATTGATAGACTGGGTAAGGGCGCTAAACTGCAGGCCATACACCTCTGGGACGAGACAACCCAGGGCGTGAATCGGATAGGGCAGCACATAGGCCACAGTAATGCGGTTCCCTTGACAAACATTGAGTTCACGGTGCATCAACCCACCAGGATCGCTATTGCACAAGGGAAAAATAAGTCCAAGGCAGCGGCGGTTGTGGGAGATATCACGCACTTCAGCCCGGCTAAAATAAGTCGTATAAAGAACTCTGCGGACGTAGTGGCTGGCATGAACCCCAGAGGGGGAAACATGTTCATCGACTTATCCAACGGGATGCCTGTAAAAAGCGCGGACATCGCTATCGCTGAGGGAAAGGCCGTTTACCTCAAGGGTAATGTCCAGTACTACACCGCTGATGAACTAAGCGGGGGCAGGTTCTTTCCAGGCAACACCCTGGACGTAACACGCGCTCAAAATAGGCCCACAGGGTTCTATAACGCTCCCGGAGTGTACCCCGTCAAAACAAGGGAGGGGTACGACGTTATTACCTCGAGGGGCGACAGGCCAGTGGTGGGGCAGTTCGAGAGCGAGTTGTTCGATCTGCGACAGGCTTTTAGAGACTACCCTCAGTTCGCCATACCACACGCTCTGCACAAAAGCCCTGACCTGATAAAGGAGTATGAGCGAAAATGGGCCTTTGTCAGTAAGCCCGATAATGTAAGAAGAGTGGTGAAGGCATTTGATCGCGGTGCCAAGGCCGGGGGACTTTCCTGGTACAACACAGAACCATTGAGACTGCGCTTTATAGAAGAGTTTGGTCCCGAGATAGGCAATAACCAGTTTGCCCGGTTTATGGGTTTGGTTGCAGCCGCTAGTTCTCGCACTAATGTTAGAGAGGACATCCGCATCGCTATGGAAGTATACGGGCGAATGGCCCGTGCTCAGCAGTCTGGCTCAACCGTTTCCTTTGCCGGTGTGCAGGGGATGATGCAAAAAACACATGGTAATACCATGCGGGACGTTATAGCTGCCACAGACCTGTCTCCTGGGGCCGGTTATTTCGGTGACCCTTACGGTCGTTATCCGCGTACAAAAACGAGTAGGTTTAACGAGAACCTGTTGGGGAACCTAGACCCTATAACAATAGACGCCCATAACCTAAAGATGCTTACTGGGGATAGGGGACTCCCAACGCCTTTCGATGACATGCGGTACAGGTACGCAGAACTCCCTCAGCAGGAAATTGCTGAGCAGTTAGGAGTGCCTGGCGCGATGTATCAATCAGCCACCTGGGTGGGCGGTGGTACGGGTGTGATAGACCCGAGGCCCTTTCTACAGCTTATGCAAGAGCGCATTATATTCAACGCGGACGTTTCCGGCATGAAGCCCAACATATGGTTTAAGAAGTGGCTGAGAGGAGATATACCTGCAGTGTACTCAATGGGGCCCCTAACAATGGTCGGCGGTAGTTTAATAATCGCTGACCAAATATTTGAAGAACCGGAGGACGGAACTTAGTGGCAAAAGAAAGAATGACAGAAGACGAACTGCGGGCCCGCATAAGGACAGAGATAGAAGATTCTCTGGGTGAGGGCGACACGCTGTCACGGCAGCGAGAAACCGCAATGGACTACTATCTCGGGCTCCCTTTCGGGAACGAGGTAGATGGACGCTCTCAGTTCGTAGACTCCACAGTATCCGACACTATTGAATGGATAAAACCCTCTCTGATGCGTGTCTTTGCGTCTGGGGACGAGATGGTGAAGTTCAACCCCGTAGGGCCGGAAGATGTGCCTATGGCCAAACAAGCCACAGACTACGTGAACTATGTATTCACCAAGTTGAATCCTGGGTGGTCGATACTCTACTCCTGGTTCACTGACGCTCTTCTACAAAAGAATGGCATCATTAAAGTGTGGTGGGACGCCCAAGAAGAAGAAACACGGGAAGAATATTACGATCTGACAGAACAGGAGCTAAATAACCTCCTTTCTTCTGGGGACGTAGAGGTCATCGAGCATACTGAGAAGACAGGAGATATCCCTAACGACATGGGGGGTATTACCGGAGAGCCTCTCCATGATCTCGTGGTGAAGAGGACTACGCCCAGGGGACAGGTACGTGTAGAGAACGTCCCTCCCGATGAGTTTCTCATTGCTAGGGAATCCAAAACAATCGAGGAGTCAAGGTTCGTATGTCACCGGGTTAAGAAGACACTCTCGGAGTTAAGGGAAATGTACGGTGACGTGGACCCTGCCGACCTGGGAGGGGACGAGGGAGGAACCAGCGACTTCAATTCTGAGAGAATGGCCCGGTACTCCTTTGACAACACTGACTCTTTTGGCTTTGACAACTCCGCCACGGAAGAAGCCCTACAGGAATACTGGTTATACGAAAATTTCATCAGGACGGATTACGATGGGGACGGCATAGCAGAATTGCGTAAGGTCTGCATTGTGGGTGATCACGTTTTCGAGAACGAAGCGGTTGACTACATACCGTTCGTATCCATTACGCCCATCTCCATACCCCACAAGTTCTTCGGGCTGTCGGTGGCCGACCAGGTTGAATCACTTCAGCTAATTAAGAGCACCCTGATGCGTAACCTCATGGACAACATGTACAACCAGAACTTTGGCAGGTACGCAGTCCTTGAGGGCCAGGCAAACTTAGATGATTTGCTCACACAACGCCCAGGGGGTGTGGTCAGGGTTAAATCCCCCAACGCAATTACCCCGCTGGCTACACCGCCCTTGGAGCAGTACTCTTTTGAGATGCTTGGGTACTTGGACGGGATTAGAGAGTCTAGGTCCGGGGTTAATAAGTACTCTCAGGGACTGAACGATAACGCATTAACCTCCCATACGACAGCCACAGCTGTCAATGCCGTTATGACCGCCGCTCAGTCCAGAGTAGAACTTATTGCCAGAAATTTCGCAGAAACAGGCGTAAAACAGCTTATGAGGACCATTTACAGCCTGTTACAGAGGCATCAGGACACCGAGACAGTCATTGAGTTGCGCGGGGAATGGGTCCCCATAAGACCCTACACCTGGCGTCCAGAACTCGATTGCACTGTATCTGTGGGTATTGGAAGCGGTAATAGGGATCAGCAGCTTATGCACCTTACGGCAATGATCCAATTTGCCTCTGAGACAATGGCTGGGGGGCTAAGGATAGTATCTCAGAAGAACATGTACAACATGGGCGCTGCCATGCTTAAAAACATGGGGTTTCCCAATATACAGGACTACCTGACCGACCCAGACACGGTTCCTCCACCAGGTCCTTCGCCAGAGGAACAACACAAACAGGCTGAGGTTGAGCTAAAGAACAAAGAACTAGACATAAAGGCGGCGGATGTTCAAATAAAAGCACAGAAACTACAACTAGAAGCACAAAACGATCAGGTGGAAGCCCGGCTGAAGAGTGCAGAACTTAACTTGGAGGCCCAGCAGGATAGGCCAGTAGCTATAGGAAGACAATGAACGAAGAAGAGAGAGAAGTAAGCGCAAAACGCCTTCTCAACGACCCGCTTTTTGCGGAGGCCTTTACGGTGCTAAGACAGGATTTAATGGACCGCTGGAACCAGAGCGGGACGAGTGAATTGGAAGCTAGAGAATCTATCTGGCTTGCCATGCGACTGCTTGACAAACTTTATCTACATGTACAGTCCATAGTTGAAACTGGACACATGAATAAGGTTCTGGAAAAGCAACACCCATTCATTTAAGGAGAATAGAGATGGCGGATACGCAAGAAGCCCCGCAAACAGCAGTACCTGATGGAAATACATCAGAGGGTAGTTTAATAGAAGCACAAAACGCCCTTTTGAAGATGATGGAACCTGCAGAGGAAACCCCGGAAACTGAAGAAGAGCAACCTACGGAAGAGGAGGAGTCTCAACCCGAAGAGGAAGATGAATCATTGGAAGTGGAGCCGGAAGAGTCTGAGGAAGACGACTATGAAGGCGCTGAAAACCGCGAAGTAGAAGGAGAGGATTTGTATGCTGTCACTGTAAATGGTGAGGAGCACACAATACCCCTTGACGAACTGCTAAAAGGATATTCGCGGCAATCAGATTACACAAAGAAGACGCAGGAAGTTTCTGAGCAGCGCAAGAAGATAGATGTCCTTGAGGGCAACTATAACTCTGAGATTGACCAGATTCAGGCCGAGCGTACTCACTACGTTAAAGCCCTCCAATCCTTGATAGAAACTTCTATGGGGCCCCTGGATGAGTACTCCAATATAAATTGGGAGGAACTCAAAAGGGACGATCCGATAGAGTTTGTTACTAAAAAGGAAGAGTGGCGTGAGAGACAGGACAAAATACAAGGACTGCAGAAAGAGCAGTCAGATGCGTTACAACGTCAGCAGTATGAAGAGAAAGTAGCCTATAAGAAGTTAGTGGCTGCGGAACATACTGCTTTGGGCGAAAAGTTGCCTGAGTGGAACGAATCAAAAGAAAAAAGGCGTAAGCTACAGGGGCAAGTGAAGGAATACGCGATGTCCCAGGGATTCGACGAAAGCGAGGTTAAAGGCCTTGCCGACCATCGTTCAATCCTGGTTCTTTTGAAGGCCAAGAAGTATGACGAAATGACGAATTCTGATGTTCGTTCAAAGAAACTGAAAAACAAACCGAAGGTTATTCGGGCAGGTTCTGGAACAAACCGTTCACAGGAGTCCCGTTCTCAGCGTAAGACAAAGATGAAGCGTCTACAACAAACAGGTCACGTCAATGACGCAGCCTCTTTGTTGGAAGATATGTTTAATTCCTAACTAGGGAGATAAATCAATGGCAATTGCTACAAATACGTCGCTGGTCTATGGATCAGTGGCGATACGCGAAGATTTATCTGACGTGATCTACAATATCGCGCCTATGGATACACCTTTCCTTTCTGGCTGCGCCAAAATGAGTGCTGATAACACTTTCTTTGAGTGGCAGGTA